TTAGTAAAAGATGGTGTCCTTGGAGCGTTTTCTGTCGGCTTCAGAGTCAAGGATGCAGATTATATGACTGAAACTGATGGATATAAAATAAAGGACGCGGAATTATTTGAAGTTTCTGTAGTATCAGTACCTTGCAATCAGGGAGCAACTTTCTCTGTAGCAAAAGGTTTTGATAACATGGACGACTACAATGATTTCAAAAAGCAATTTATAAAGGCTACCTCGATAGACTCAGCAGACGCTGTGAAAGTTGAGCAGCCAAGTGGGGAGAAATCCCAAAAAATGGAGACTGATATGTCAGAAGAAAAAATGAATCCTGAAACTTCTCCAGAGTTCGACTTAGATAAATTTGCAAAAGACGCTGCTGAAAAAGCAGTTGCTCAGTATGCAATGAAACAAGCCGAACTTAAAGCAGCAGAAGAAAAAGCAGAAGCTGAAGCAGCTGAAAAAGCCGCTGAAGTAGAAGCTAATGAAAAGGCTGTTCAAGAAGCAAAACAGGAAGAACAAAAATCTGTGATTGAAGCAGGTTTATCAGGCGCCGAAAGACTCATGAATGATGTCGAGAAAAGAGTCAATGAGAAACATGAAGACTTACAGCAAGTGGTTAAATCACTTGAATCTCAGTTAGCTGAGAAGTCTGAAGAAATCATGAACATCAGAGAATCAAAAAGAATTTTCTCAGACAGAACGGGTCAAGGTGACTGGAAAAAAGCTTTCGAAAACGATATCGTTGATGCAAAATTTGCTGGTTTAGCTACTGGTAAAGGCTGGAACAATGATTATGCGAAAGGTTTGATGGAAAAAGTTAATGCACATAGTGGTGTTGGCGTTTCTTCAGCAGACTTCGAGCAAGTCGTTTCAACAAACATCGAAAGAGACATTCAGAACGAGTTGGTATTAGCACCTCTATTTAGAGAAATTCCAATGACTTCTGCGAATATGATTATTCCAATCTTACCAGATGCAGGGTATGCTGAGTTTACAGCTAACCAAGCAGCAAGTGGTTCTTCACCACATGGTAATTTACAGGAAAGAGGAGACGCTTATAACCCTGGTTCAGCAGGTGGTGTTGACTTAACAGAAAAAACTCTTTCAACCAAAAAACTTATTTCTCAATCATTCTTAGGTAATGAAACAGAAGAAGACGCAATCATGCCAATACTTCCTTTAATTAGAGAGTCAATGGTAAGAGCGCATGCAAGAGCAATCGAAAATGCAATCCTAGTTGGTGACGACGCTGATGGTGCTTTCGGTACAAGTGGTGCTTCATTTGAAGGTTTAGGTCACTTAGCTAGAACAGATGATAGTTCAGGTTCACACTTAACTACATCTACAACAGCATTTGCAAGTGAGTCTTTAACTGCGGCTAATCTGTTAGATATGAGAAAGAAAATGGGCAAATACGGTGTTAATCCAAATGATGTGATTTACATTGTAAACCAACAAGAGTATTTTAACTTACTAAGTGATGCTGAGTTCCAAGACGCTAACCTCGTTGGCGACATGGCTACTAAGCTATCAGGTGAAATCGGACAAGTGTTCGGTTCAAGAGTTCTTCTAGTAGACGAATTCGCTACACCTGCAGTTAATAAGTTACATGCAATGTGTGTATACACAAGAAACTATGTAATGCCAAGACTTAGAGGCGTAACAATCGAGTCCGATTATCAAGTAGCAGAACAAAGAAGAGTTCTAGTTGCTTCACAAAGACTTGGTTTCACAGACCTAATCGACGGTGCAACATCAGTTCACGCAAGAGCTTACAAAGCATCTTAATGCTTAATGGTTTTGGTGGTTTACCTATAAACCACCAATTTTTATGAATTATGGCAAACTTAGTAACATTACAACAATACAAGGACTTCGCAGGTATTAAAGGCCTGAACGAAGACGCCAAGATTAATGTAATTATTCCTGCCATAAGTCAAGCAGTAAAGACTTACTGCGGAGTAAGTTTTGTCGATTTTGTAAGTAGTGATAAAACTGACTTCTTTGACATTACTGATGACTCTACTACTGGAGTATTTTTAGATGAATCTCCATTAATAAGTGTAAGCCTAGTTCAAGAAAGACAAGGTCAAGCAGATTCTTATGTTACACTAATCACAGAAAATTCTGATAATAGTGGTAAATATGAATATGTTATAGATACTGAACTTGACATGGTAAGAAGAACTACTGCAACAGGGGATAAAGCATTTCCTAAAGGAAGAAAAGCAGTAAAAGTAGTTTATAGAGCAGGGTACAGTACAATACCTAGTGATTTAAAATTAGCTTGTTTTGACTTAGTAAAATATTACTTAAAAGACGAAAGAAAAGCTGGCATGACTATTGCAGGAGCAACTGTACGAAATGAAGTATCGACTAGTATTAGGGATAATATTGATTTTCCCGACCATATAAAAAGAATATTAGATACTTATAAAATTTATAAGTAATGGCGATTAGAGATTTTACAAAAGAAGTTGAAAAAGTCTTAAAAAGATTACGCGATGAGCAAAAAGGAGGTTTTCTTCCTAAAGGCGGAGTAGTTAGTGTAGAAATTAATGCAGCAACAATGCCTCCCGCTCTAGTTAAAGCTACAAGAAGTATAATAAGAGCCACAGCAGAAAAGCAAA